AGGTCGCCCGTCTTTTTAGCCTTCTTTTTCTTCTTCAGCTATCTCACCAAATTCACCATTGATGGCTTTTTGATAAAGCTCGCGGCCATGTTCAGTACAGTCATTTTCAATAGCTAAAAAAGGCATTTCGGTAAGGTCTTCAAAAGTGACCATCAAGTTGATTCCGCGCCCGACAATTTCGGGCTTCCCATTTATTTCTTTCATAATTGCGACCCATTTCGGGGCGCGAACATTGCTATATTTCATGCTACTCTCCTATATAATCCGACTCCGACAGACGCCGCTGTGTCTGGCGCGACACCGCCGTTTAAACAAATCCAACTCCCAGCTATGCCTGCTCCCCCTGCGCCTCCTCCAAAACTGCTGGTAGCTTTTACGAACCACATACTCACCAGCCCCAGACCAGCACCGGAAACGATTTGCCCAGCATTGTGGTTACTTGCCGTCTTGTTTGCTAAAAATCGAGTGCTGCCTAAGGCGGCTTCGGTTGCTGTATTTTGCATAAAGTTTTCCGCGAGCACTTTAGCATCGATAATTTTGCCAGCAGTGGCGTCGTCCAGATCGGATTTAGCCGCAATTTCGGTTTTTACAAGTACCTTGGTTTTAAGGTCTTCAAGATCTTCATTGACGGCTATTGTGTTTTGTACCATTTTGACAAAACCGGGACGCCCAAAATCACCTAGACCATCATTATTAGCGTTGCCAAGTTTAACTGATTGCAAATTAGCCATTTTTTATCCTTTCATCAATATTCTGTTGCGTCAAGGGTGAACCTTGTTGTGTCTAGCGTAAATTTAGTTGAATCAAGCGTAAGCGGCTGCTTAGTGCTTGAGATAAAGAAGGTATGTTCATGTGCCTGCCAGCTTTCAAGGCCATCCCGGATTGCTTTTAAAACAATGCGCAGGCTGCCCGTGGCGCTGGTTGTGAAGGTATGCTCCAGCCCGTCAACTGTTTCGCTGCTGAGCAATGTGTTGCCCTGGTAGAGTTCCACTTTATAAAGTGTGTTGGCTTCCGGTGTGATGGTGGCAGCAGTGGTATCAAGGAGGTGCTCGGCCTGGGTGATGCGGTTGCGGTGCGCCCAGGTGACTTTAATGTCTTTGGTGTCAATTTCAGCCGGATAATATTGCCCGTTGAGCTTGAATTGCCCTGGCGGGTAGGGACGCGCAGCGCGGTTATTGAACTTGAGGCGCTCAGCGGTGATGCTGGTTAAAGCCAATTGGTCGGAGACGGTTTCGGGCTGGAGCTTGACGTCTACATTGACGCCTGTCATGTATTCGGTCGGGTTGTCGGCCGTGAAGCCATCATAAAACCAGATGATGTCGCTTGTGCTGTGTTTGGTGGGCACGGTATCGGCGCAGCCGCGTTTGATGGTAATTATATTGGTGAGTTGGTCAATGTTGTCAACCCGGACAACTTCTTCACCAATGAGCGCAGCCGTACCTTTTTCAACCAGCATCAAATCATTGGCAGTGGCTAAAGTGATGCTGCCGGCAAGCTCATCAATATCACCAGCCAGCGTACCAGATGCACAGAAGATAGAGCCGCTTTGCTGGACAAAATCACCTGATGCACCCACTACCTTGTCATGCAGCCAATAGCGGGTTGACAGGCTGGTTGGTTTTTTCGCCATTGCGGCCATGTAGCCCGCGCCTGCAGGCAGGTTTTGTACGTCATCAAAGCTGGTTTGTAAAATCAGGTCGCGGTAGGACGCCTCAATCACTTTACTTTCGGTGATCGGCCGAGGCGTGGGGTCTGGCGGGATGTAGCCGCTGGGCTCATCCGTCACATACACTGTGGAAGGCATACCAAAGACATCCAAGGCCGCTTCCACTTCAATGACACCGCTTTTGAAGGTGCCGTAGTCAATCGCGCCAATGCGCAGCACCAGTGCCTGAATGCCGCGTTTTTCATCGGAGATTCTGATCAACCCAGCCGGGATGACGTAACGCGCAGCGCGCCTGTCGAGCCTGACTTTAAAGCGGCGAATGAAGCCCCCCAGAGCATTCAGCTCACGCCTAGCCACACGCCGGGCAAGTGACGAAGTGGGAATGCCCGGATAGTCAAAAGAAGTGGGGTTCACGGTACCGCCCAGCGCATGAATAGAGCCGAGGTTTTTTTCACGCACCTGTCGCTTGTTGCCGTTGTCCAGCGGGTCAAAGTAATTGACGATGACTTCATTGATGCCGCCTGAAATGGCATCACTCGCATATTCATCAATGCCCAGCAGCCCATTGTCACTGTGAAACAGCGGCAGGCTGTCGGCGTCATAATCCCCCCGGATGAGTACAGGTTCGATCAGCCCGGTGTGGCGGTTGACAAACTGGGCACCGCCCACATGGTCAATGACCTGGCTCATGAATTCACTTAGTTTGCTTTGGCGGCTGATTTTGACGCACATGCCAAAACCTTCACTATAAAGCGCATCAGCAAAACGGCGCCAGGCCGTGTCATCGAGCCTTGATGTGGGCAGGTTGCGGAAGTCGCGCTGAGTCCATAGCATGTACATGACATGCGCCGGATTCATGGCCTTGATGCGACCCTCTGCCATCCAGATGGTGACCTTTTCACGGTACCAGACAACGTCATCATCCCAGCCGCTTTCAGTCCTGCGCATGCGAAAGCGCCAGGGCTTCGGGTAGGGACTGTTGGCGCAGATTTCACCGTTATAGTAAATGGAAGCCAGGCCGCGGTAGGCCGGAATGTTACCGCCCAGCATCTGACTTAAACCGCCATGCACACCCTGATTGCTTTTGCCCAACATGAGGGTGGCCGCGCCGTCGATGCCGCCTTCCTTGGTATGACCGCCAAACAGGTCAGACGCGCGGAAAGTGAAGTTGTACCCATCACCAGCAGAGCCTGCCCATAATTGCTTCTTGCCGACTTCAATCTCAACCAGTTCATCAATGGCGCTGGCCAGCCCCATGTGTACGCCCATATAGTAGAGCGTGACGTCCATTTTTGGCTTTTTACTTCCCATCATTAGCTCCCTGCATTTTTCTGGCCGTTTCAACCACGGCGGTGGCAAAGGCATCACCCGTGGCGAGCAGCTTGTCTGCGCTGATGCCGTGATCAATGAAGTTGCTCCAGCTCAGGTTGTGCTCAGCAAACCAGACACGGGCGCCAGTTGCACACAATTGACGCCCATTGACATGAGTGGCATAAATGTGCTGGAACCTCACAATCAAATGGCTCATACTTTCACTTTCATCTGAACCGGGTTAAAGTTGCCAACGGCCAGCACCATCCAGTCATCCGTCCAGACGTCACCAAACACATGTGCGATGGGCGTGCCTTCGTCAAACTGTGGGAAGTCGAAATCTTCAAACGATGCGGGCGCCTGCCTGCTGGAACCTTTAGCACTGCTATAGCTGAGAACGGCTGAAATGACCGCAATGACAATTTTTGCAATGATGCCCCACATCATGAACTCCTTTTAAAATACCGGGCTGCCGTCAAAAGGTGACTTGCCGGGCAGGTAACTGAACCCGCCATAATTAATTAAATTGTTAAATACCTGCCGGCAGGTGTGACTGCTTTGATCGCAGCCGGGATAAAGTCGGATGGTCTGGCCGACTTTCAGCCCGGCGCTGCCGCCGATGAGGTGAATGCGCGTACCATCAACATAATCAATGCCGCGTGTTTCGGTGGCAAAGTTATTCATGGATGGCCATTCAATAAAACCATAATTCAAGCTGCCCTGCGGCTGACTGGCAAGTTGCACAACGATGCTGGCGCCATCCATTGCGGTGATGGTGCCCGTGACCCTGTAATTGTCTTTATTGAGGCCACATTCCTTGCTATAAATGGCATGCCGGCAGTTGCGGTTGTAGGTATGTTTCAAAAGGTTACGCTGGAGCGAAGCCTCAAAGCTGGTGCACTTGATTTCGGCTCGGTCATCTTGTGCAATACTGACACTGGCCACGCTGCCTACCCAGACGACCAGGGCATCAGCCGGGTCATTCCAGTCCAGCTCGCGGATAAAGAGCATGATTTCCTCAGAAGGCTGAGCGCCTTTGAACAGCTCGGCAATCTCGTTATTGCTGGGTACCGTGACACTCAGCACATCATTGGTGGGCTCGCCTGTTTGCTTGATGCCGTCATCATCAATGGCAATAGGCAAATAGGTGCGCCCCTGGAACTCGACCGCCCGGTCGGTATTGGTATATGCCCAGTACAGGCGTGAATTGCGCTCAAACAGATAGAGCCTGACAGGTTGGGCTTGCGCCACACTGGTTTCATAGTCGGTGAAGCTCATATCTGCGGTTCCTCCAGGTCTTCTTTCAGGCTGCGCCAGATGCAGCTCGCGCGGGTGAGCCCGGTGATGTCGCTGACGTGCTCCAGTGCCATGCTGTCGGCGTCAAGCCGGCACAAGGCCATAAAACTGATGCGGGCGCAGTCTTCGGGCTGGAGTTCTGAGTCCAGTTCAGGCATCAGGGACAGGCGCTCCACGTTGTTTCCAATGTCCATCGCCGCTACAATGCGGTGAGTACTGCTGCTGCCGTTGGTGCGTTCGATGACAATGTCGCGCTTGCCCAGTCTGTTCAGGCCAAAGCCGGTGTAATTGATTTTTTTAATGAAGAGAACATCACCAAACGAAATACGGGCAATGCTCAAGTCCGCCTTATGCGTTGGTAACCACACGGGTACCTGACGGCCGCGCAGGTAGTACAGCAGCCCCTTGAAGTCGGCCAGCTCCTGGGTACCAAGTAAAAACCAGGCGTGCTCCTGCACATGAAAACCACTGCCGGCCATGTCGGTCACCGCCGGGATGCCGGTGAGGTTATCCAGTGTTTTAAGGATGCGCAGGTATTCACTGGTGAGGTTTTTGGACTCATCCGGGCGGGTATCGAACACAGGAAAGCCACGGTACATCTTAGCGGGTGGCTGGGCGTTCCAGTTGTTG